TGCAGTAAATCTGTATGAGCGTGTCAAACGAGGAGATGTGGATCAATGCTCATTTGGGTTTGATATTTTATCAGAAGAATTTACAGAGAATGGAAGAGATGTTCACTGGACGATAAAAGAAGCAAAACTCTATGAGGTTTCAATTTGCACGTTCCCTGCATATGAGGAAACAGAAGTAAGTGCAAGAAAAAATGATTATGGAAATATTAAAAAAAGAAATGTGGAGATGTGGAAGAAACAGACATTAAAAAAGCTGAAAGGAGAAAAATAAATGGCTTTAAAAAAATTATTATTGAGAAGTAAACTGGATGCAAAGAAAAAAAGCTTAGATGCACTGCGAACGAAGGATGAAGAATTTTCAGTTAGAGAAAAAGAAATTGAAAGTGCTATTAATGAGATGGATGAAAATACATCGGCGGAAGACAGAGTAGCGGTAGAAGAGGAAGCGGAAAAATTTCAGCAGGATAAAGATGAGCATGAAGATACAAAGAAAAAACTCGAAGAAGAGATTACAGGCATTGAGAGGGAACTTGAAGAAGAAGAAAAGAAGGATCCTAAGCCTGCTCCAGAAAAGAATGAGCCAGCAGAAAGAAAGAAAGGAAATGGAATGACAGTGAGAACAAAGTTTTTTGGTTTGACAAGAGAAGAAAGAGATCAGATGCTGACAAGGGAAGATGTGAAAGAATTTCTCAGTAAAGTCAGAACATGTATCAAAGAAAAAAGAGCTATTACAAATGCTGGATTGACAATTCCGGATATTGTACTGCCACTTATTAAGCAGGTTGCAACAGAAGAAAGTAAATTAGTGAAATATGTATCTGTTCGTCCGGTGTCAGGAACAAGCCGACAGAACATTATGGGAGAAATCCCGGAAGCAATCTGGGATGAGATGTACTCAGCTGTAAAGGAATTAGATCTTGCTTTTTACAACATGGAAATGGACGGATATAAAGTAAGTGGATACTTTGCAATTGCTAATGCAATCCTGGAGGATAATGACGTGAACCTTGCAACTGAATTAATCTCTGCAATCGGAAAAGCGATTGGAAAAGCATTAGATAAAGCGATTCTATACGGGAAGAATGTAAAAATGCCGATGGGAATTGTTACATCTCTTTTATTAGCAGAAGCTCCGGCAGGATATCCAGAGACGGGAAGAAAATGGGAAGATTTAAGTACCTCACATGTGATTACAGGAACGAACGCTACAGGAACAAAACTGTTCCAGGACATCACAAAGGCTACGGGAGTGATTGATAATGATTATGCAACAGGAAACATTGTATGGGTAATGAATAAAAAAACACATACAAAACTTATTGCTGAAGGAATTGGAGTAAATTCTGCGGCTGCAATTGTGGCAGGCGGTGCACAGTCAACTATGCCAATTGTTGGAGGCAATATCGAAGAGCTGAAATTTATTCCGGATAATACAATAATCTTTGGCTATTTTGAGAATTATGTTTTGGCGGAGAGAGCAGGCACGGTAATCGGACAGTCAGAACATGTTAGATTTATTGAAGATCAGACGGTATTCAAAGGCACAGCACGTTATGATGGAGATTTGGCAATAAGAGAAGCATTTGCTGTATATGGTGTGGGAGGTGCACCTGTCACAGAAGCACCAAAATTTGCAGGAGAAGCATAGAAAGCGGGTA